GGATGTTCGTCATAACACGCTTAGCGTTAAGTTCTTCTTCAAAGTTAGAACCATGTCCACCTTGAGGAGGAAGAACTACTTCCATAGCACCAGTAGCGTTAGCAGGAACAACGTTAGAGGTCTTGGTTGTTAAACCAGCATCGGTGTAAAGTCCGATAGGAGTACCCACCCAACCCGCATCGCCGTTCACAATACCATCTTGAAGAGGAACGGTAGCATAGGTGTAACCAGAACCAGCATCATTGACGGTTACTGTACTAAGAACACTACCAGCAACGGTGATTTCTACAATACCACCAGTACCATCACCAACAATAGGAGCATAGTACGTACCGTTGGTAAGACCACTACCCTGGTTCTCGATCAAAACAACTTCGATAGAGTTGGGATCAGCAGTAGAAATTGCTTCAGTTGCCTGACGAGAAGCGTTCGTAGGAAGAACGATTGGCATGAAGTCAGTAGAAAGGAAACGTAGTACGTCATCCGTTGGGATGGTGTACATGTACTTCCAAATGTAACCGTTAGCAGCAGGGTCCTCAGTGAATAGACCAGTAGCACTAACAAAAGTACCTTGACCACCAGAAGGGGTAGTCTTGGGTTCGTTGGTAACAGTAAGACCAGTAGGAGCTAGATCAGACTCTCCGTTATAGAGGCACTTGAACACTTCGTACTGAGAGTTGATCAAGTAGAACTTAGCATCAGCAATGTTGGTAGCACCAGTAGCACCTGCTTTACCAATCTGACCACCACTACCAGGAGTAGTAGAATAGTCAGGCTTCCACATGTCAAACTTAGGGTTAGCAGCGACATCCCAGTTGAAACGACGGATTACGCTACGAGCAAAATCGGTGGTGATACGCTTGGCAGCAATGATATCATCATAGATATCATACTTCTCGATTTGGTTGTCGAGGGGTACAGGGGGAACGTCCTCTGTAGCATAACGGTAAACGCCAGTCAATGCTTCAGCACCGGTATCGGCAGTACCGTTCCAACCTTTCAGTGCTCCACCAGCGGTGGGAACAGCGTTAGTCTGTGGTCCTACGCTATAAAGAAGGAGAGAATTTTCGTAGACTGTTCTAATAGTAGCCTTAAATGTAGCGGAGGCGTAGTTAGCGCCGATATAAACTTCATTGCCAGCTACAAAAGCAGTAGCATTAGCATTGAAAATTTCAAGGTAAGCATCCCATCTTTGGGGACGACCCACAAAGAAATACATCCTTGTTCTTTCAGCAGAAGTGTCTGCGCCGCCAATGGGCTCAGACAGCGACTCAAGGAATTGGGTAGCGTTAAAAATTCTAAACTTATCTGAGATAATGGCAGCCATTGATAGTCTCTCGGTGTGTGAACGTTTTGTCTAATTTATTTATATTTATACAATAGAGAAAGGAATAATCTCATCGGTAATAACGATGCTATTTGGTCCTCTAACTAAAGTACATCCCTCAAATGTAGTGGATGTTTTTGAAGTGTACTGAATTACATTTCCACTTTGAGTGAATATATATCCCGCGTTAGCGAAATATTCAGTGCTTTGAACAGTAATAGATCCACCAATAGTTCCAGAAGAACTACAAATAGCAACGGGTTGTTGATATGTTGGAATACCTATGTTGAATCTTGAACCATTAGCAAGCAAAGCAGAATCATGACGGAATTCAAAATCACGGATAGACATAGTTGGATAAATTCTGTCTACATCTTGTAATGTCAAACCAGAAGAAATACCACTATCAATTATAGCATTGTCTTGGAAAGATCCGAGCGTCAACCCGACATTACCAAGATTATAACCTTCGAATCCAGAAGGTCGTCCCTGGTCTCTATTTTCTACTGTGAATATCGAACTATTACGTAGGACAACATCATTATATGGATTGACTAGTTGTACTACATTACCATTTCTTTGATGGATGAATGGTTTTAGTATATACTCTTCAATAATATAGTCAATAATAGCGGAACGATGGTATATCGTCGTACCGCCAGATTGAGAATCAAATAGACCACCCACTGCCAACGAAACTCTTGTAGAAATTGTATCAATATCTTGAACAGAAATTACAATTTCAATTGATTGGTGATGCATAACGAATGGATCAGCAATGCTGTTCCATTCTTGGACAGCACCTCTCGTTACATCCAGATTTGTGAATGTCACGATGTTGGAAGACAACGTATCAATACGAGTCTGTGGATTTTCAATAATTTGTGTAGAAACTCCAGTTACCGTGTTGAGTACATCGAAGTGAACTTCATTTGTTACGATAGTTTTTTCGTAAGATGAAGTAATAACTTGTGATGTAGAAGCAGCGGCGGCCGCAACACTACCAATAGTAACTGTACTGATAACTGCTGCTGTGTCAAGTTCAATTTGTTGTTCTTGTGTTAATTGGAGAACCGTAGTTTCAGGATTAACAGATTGAACTTCACCAACTACACCAAATGCTCCAAATATGCCAGCAAATTCTTTAGAAATTTTAGATTGAGTAGAATGTACATCTGTAACAATATTATAAGAAGTTGGTGGAATAATTGTGATTTGCTGATGTACTACATCAACATCAACCTTCTCTTCTAGATCAACAATTTGTTTGATCTCATTAGTGTTTGGTACAACATCAATAAGTTCACTAATTGACTGGATTTGTGCTGTCTTCTCTACTTGGGTAGTAGAAGACTGAGCAACACTACCCTCACTGAGGATAACATTGATGCCACCAGAGAGTAGAACGACACTATCAGGTTGAGATAGAACCAGAGAACCTGCTGGATGGATGGCAGGAATAGATCCTTGATATCCTCTAATACAATCAAGCAATCTGTCAATTTCAATTCTTCTGTAGAAGATAAACTCACCATCAACGATTACTCTGCTTGGAGTATCTGGGAACCCAGAAGTATTAGCAACCAATAGAATTGTACCAGTATCAGAAACAGGAGCATCGAGGAATGATCCAAGACCACCATATGATGGGAATGTGTGTCCTGATTGGAATCCTTTGTTTGCTTCAATTTCAAGAATATTCTTGATTTCGTCCGTTGAGATAGTCTCCAGAGTAGCAACAGCTTCAAATCCAACAACTCCACCAACAATTTGAGTAAGTTGGGGTTCTACTTCTAGTTCTGTAACAAAAAGTTTGATAGTTGGTGATTGTACTCTCAACGATGATGGGAACTTCTCATCAGTCATCAATACCTGACGCTCTTCGCCAGTAAGAGTATCAATTATAGATGTAATCTGTCTATCAGAACTTAATATAGGGTCGAATCCACCGAAAGTAATAATAGAGTCAATACTTTCAGGACTGAATGGACCACCCTCAATTCTAATCTCGATACTACTGATCATAGAGGAGACAGATTCGATTTCAGTTTCAATCCTGAGTTCAGTTAGAGTATCAATCTTGCGACTCTGTTCTTTGATTCTCTTATATCTTCTTGCTACTACAACTCTTGGTGGTTGAGTGTATCCACTACCACCATCAGTCAGAATAACATCTAGAATTTGACCACCATAAGCAATAACTTCTGCTTTCGCTCCGCCACCATTACCATCTACAGGAATGAAGTGAACTACAGGGGTAGTAAAATATTCATAAGCAGTTGGTTGAAGAAGAATGCCTGTATCGAAGTATAGTGATAGGTCTCTTTGGTTAAACTGAACGTCAGCAACGTTTAGAGTGGTAATAGCACCATATTGATTTACAGTAGCAGTAACACTTAGACCTTCACCTTCGGTATCTCCTTCATAATTAGTTGCTTGTACCTTAGCATAGTGCTCATTTTGAATATAATAGTCATCAACATATGACTTGGTGTATACCTGCTCGGGAGTTTTTACGATCTCACGATACTCGCTCTCACCATCGATAAGAATCTTGTCTCCAGGTAGCAAGTTGGCAAACATGGAGTTTTTATTATACCATGCTATAGTACCTAGTTCAACACCATACAACCAAGAAGGAACATTTTTTTCAAGAACTCTTTCTCCTCCATCATCTACTTTATATTCTATTTTTACAGTATATGTTCCCTGAATATCGTCGGAACTGAATCCAGCATTCTCTGGACAGATAGCAATAACAGTATTCTCGTCAACAGTAACGTTAGTAGTATTCTGTAACGTCAGGACAACTTTATCAGCAGTTTCTTGACTTACATTCTGAACCTTACCAAGAATAGTAGAACCTTGCTTGATGTGGAGGTTTAAACCAGCATACTTAAACAATTCGTCAATCACCGTCTTGGTAATTCCAGTACCTTCAAGTGTTAGGTAAATTGTATTATTATAGGAGAACGGTTCAAAATCATAGAAAGTAAGAGTCTTTGCTACGTCTCTACCATACATCAAAATAATATTAACATCCTGGACCGTTCTATTGCCAGCACTATTTTCGGAGACCTTAAGTGGTTTGGTGAAAGTAATGTTTGGACCTACAATAGTATATGACTCAGTATCTCTCTGTAAAACACCATCGATGAATACTAGAGCATACTTAGGATCATCAATTTTTCGTACAGAATTAGTTACTTCATCTTGAATTAGGTATGGTCCACCCAATCTATATTCATACAAACTAGTATTGATATTGAAACGTTCGTAATTACCAACACTATAGATAAAGCACTTTTCATAGTTCTTTAGGATTTCAGGAATCTCTTCAGGTGGTCCATAAAGATCTTCGTTATCAATAGGTGGTTTTGTAAAACGAATGATATCAGCTACATTATCATCTTCATCTCTAATAATGGAATATGAATTACCAAATGGTTCAGTCTCTGTATTTCTTGCTTTTTGGATAACACCATTCAATCCAACGATTAGATTTTCGTGTGGATCTGTCTTTACAATAGATCCATCTTCCCAATATAGAGGGAATTCAGACTGGACACCATCAAACTGATCAGCAATAGACTCGACTTTCTTGAAGTACCTGTTATTAAGGGAAGATTTCTTAAATTTAATTGCTCTGCCATAGAACTTAACAGAATCTGCTAGTTGACCCTCGACAATTCTTTCCCCAAGTGGTGGTTGAGCAAATGTGATTGTATTACCACTAATAGTATATGCTGTGCCAGGTTCTTGGAAAATACCATCTAAAGTACAAATTAATTGTTCATTTTTAGTGAGTTGTAGTGCTAAACCACTCTTCTTATCAATTAAAGTAAATACAGTATTGCCAACTAGTTGTCCAGTAGTTTCGTCAAACTTACCGTCGAAGGCAGGAGAAAGTCTTACGTTGTAAGATACAGTTTCAGTAGCATCAAAAGTGTCGATAGAAATAGATCCACGACCTTCTTCTACTTTAATTTGTTCTAGTTTTTGCTGAATAACAGTAACAAATCTAGATGATGATATAGAAGTAATCTGTACAGGTGGCAATTCAATTGTACTAATGTAGTCAATAGATGGTTGAGAAACAGGCATCGGTGATGCGCCAGCACTCTCAACTACCATTTCACCAAACAGTTGGAAGCCAGCTGGGTGAGTAGTTCTCTTGATTAGATTACGCCAATCATTGATAGAAGTTTTTGATCTAACTACGTAAGAATAGTCTTGATAGAAATAAGAGTCTTGTAGACGCTGGTTGGCGTTACTTAGTTTACCTCTATCAGAAGAAAAGAATCCAAAATTGTCTACATACGATCTTATATCGGGTTCAAACTCTGTACAATACTGTGTATAGAGTGTAGCGGTTCTATTACCAATAACAGATGTAATAGGAGATCCACTGTCAAAAACCCCAGTGATACCAACGACTTTCAGTAGGTTACTTCCTTCTCGGTAACCATTATTAGCAACAACTGCTGTAGCACCAGTAGAGTTTTGTCTAATCCTCTCTCCCGAGAAGAATGAAGAGCTAATATTTCTAAGTACAAATGTAGTTGGAGCTTTGTAAGATCCTAGTTGAGACTTATCACTATTAAATCCACGACCGGGATTATTAATTTTAATATTTTGTGGAATACCAATATTTGTAGACTCTAGATAGATCTTTACATCAGATTCAATAATTTTTGCTGTAGGTTTGTATGTAAATCCACTACCTTCTTTTAATACAGTAACCTGAGTAAGTTTTCCATTAAATTGATTACACTCATACTGATATCTATCGCCATCAGTATCTGTTAGGGTAATAGTAGGTTTTGAATAGTTATTACCCTGATCAACAATCGAGAATCCAGTAACTACTTGTCTAATAGGATCCCAGATAGGATCTACAGCAGCTTCATTTACTTCGGAAGGAACTACACCTATAACAATAGGAATACTGTCATATCCTTGACCAGTGTTAACAATATTAACAGAATGAATACTACCAACAGCAAGTCTAGAACTAGTAATATACGAAATTGTACCACTACCATCATATGCTGGAGATCCATTTAGTTGATATACAAATTTTTTGTCAGTATTGTAAATAACTTCTTTCAATCCTACTAAAGGATCATCGATTATCCTTAAATAAGAACCACCAGTATCAACATCTGGCGATACTTTAATAAAGTAGAAATAATTTTGGAAATTGATTGTTCTTTTTTCTTGGTAGTTATTTGTGTAGATAGCAGGACCAAATCCTAATTTAATAGTAACAAAGGCACCAGCATTGCCAGGAGCAATACTACTAGTCTCTTTTTCTTCGGTAAAGATATTGTAATTGGCACTAGAAGAGAAGTCTAGGAAGGTGCCGGACATAGAGAAGTGACCGACATCAAACTTGTACTTGTAATACTTTTGAATATCCAGAACGGGATTGATATTGAAGTTTGTGTTATCTGTGGAAAACTCTAGTTTAAATGCTTCCTCATCTACAGTTTTGAATAGAACTAATTTCTGTGGGATACTGCTATCAAAGAAGGCAGAACTATTAGATAGAACTTGAGGTTGATTGGAATTATAATCATACGATACATCAATGACATGTGTACTGGAATCGTAATCAATCAAGAATGGTTTTGCTATATCAGCACCAAAAGGTCTAAATCCGTCATCAAATCTATAGAAAGCATCTTTTAGTGTTACAGCAGCATTGTTGTAGTGGTTAGTTGGCGTTGTGTTCTGCCTACCTCTTTCAACAGTAACTTCATCGGCAACTGTATCAACAGATTTAACTTTTAAAATTTCTTGTCCAATTTTCAAGAAATCATCTTGAGATATATTATTAACGTTAGATAGTTTAAGAACAGTATTGTTGTAAGCGAAACCTACATGGTCAACTTCCAATACTAGTCTTTGTGGTGAGGTTTCATTAACACCTCTGCTCAGGTCAGCATCAGCAACAGTTAGGATATCACCTTTCTTGTATCCCTTGCCTTTAGTGGTAATTAAAATAGATGCTACACCACCAGAACCTAAACCTTGTGGATTAGATACATCAATAATGGCTTTGGCATTGCCAGAGTCTCCAGGTTTTCCGATGTCTTTTCTTGCTAAAGTGGAATCACGGAAAATTAACTCAATATCATGATATGTAGCGGTAGCATAACCAAAACCACTGTTAAGAACGTCAGCACTACCAATACCCTCATCAACAATAGTTGAATTGTGTGATGGTTGTATAGCATCAGCAGTTTGGTATAAACGCTTTCTTACGTAGTACGTTGTTTCTGTGGTGGCATCATTAGGGAGAATATCTACAGTTACTTCATCACCTTTACCTAGATTGTGATTTTCTGATGTAGTAGCAATAGCAATATTTTCATTAATAATGAATGGTTGTAAGTCTGTACTTAGGGACAAAACTGATACAATTTCAACACGGTTACTATCACTAAGATTGGAACTTCTTAGATAATAATCAGAAGTTACGAAGAAATTATTATTACCAGAAACTCTAATTTTTACTGAGTTCTGTCTACTTGTGGTTTCTAAGATAGTTCCCGTTGCTTGATCTTCATTATCATCATTAGTCAACCTCATCGTAGAACCAGCAGTGAAGTTGGCATCGGAGTCCAAAACCAATGTTACGACTAGAGTTTCAGAATCAATGGTGTTGTCTAAGTTGAATGTACCATTTACATCTCTAAGAACCAACTCATTATCGTTAAATACGTCACCAATCAAAAAACCAGTGGCAAAAACTGTACCATCAGCACCAGTTTGATTGATTTCATCTCCTTCAAACAAATAAGCATTTTCTTGAATTCTAATTTGAGAAGCTTTAGTTTGGGTTGATTCAACAGAAGTTACATCTTGTCCAGTAACTTGCTTTACAACAACAACGCCGTCTTTACCGTCAGTTGCTTTGTTGTCAATATAGACATTATTACCTGGAGAGAAATTGTCAGTAGAACTCTCTACATATCCAGATGAAATATTGCCAGACTTAACATCTAGTAAAGATCCAGAGAACCCAGATCCATTTCTTTCAGATAAAGTTGTTCTGTATGCTCTAAGACCTACTGGAATATCATCTTGTGAAATATTTGAATTGTAATTGGAATCTACGGGTAAAGAATAGAAATTAGTACCAAGAATATATGGAAACTGAGGAACTTCGACAGCATCAACCGTAATAAAGTAAGCATATGTACCATCAGGATACTCTGGAGTTACACAAAACCTACCATTGTTCTGATCTAGTTCAGTTTTACCAGATTCTACACTAGGAATCCAACGATAGTCATCAATGAATGATCCAAGTGGATACTTACCAGTATCAGGACCATTAGGTCTAGATCCATTAAGACCATATCCCGAAACGAGTTTTGTAATGACACTTCCTGCATTATATGGATCCGTATAACCTAAAGGTCCATAAATTGGATTGCCATCATAGGCATATCCAATAATAGGTGAGTGAAGATCTTCATTTTGTACATTGATATTATAATCATTGGCAGTAAGATATGCTTTTTTCCTAGCATCAACTGGGTTAGCAATGTAAGCATAACCATAGTCTCTCAGTGGATTATAGCTAGCAAGAACTGTGCCGTTACTACTATCAAGATTGTTTTTGATCTGATTATACCTGTTGAATACCCATCGCTTAATTTTGGCGTTAGCAGTAGCATTTTTACCAATAGCTTCTACAGAAACGACAGTATATCCTCTGGTGTAGAATCTACCAACAGAAATTTTCTTAACTTCGCTAATACTGCCATCAGAATCAAGAACAGTCTCGAACTCAGCAAAGTTTCCTTTACCAAGGGTATCCACAATACGAATAGTGGGAGGAGAAGAGTAATATCTACCAGCATTAATGATATTCATGCTAGTGATAGCGCCAGCAGTAATGACAGGTTCTAAGACAGCATTTTCGCCAGAAGTAATCCTGATAGCAGGATCTTCATCAAAATTTTCTGTAGTAAGAATCTCGATATCTCCTACAACACCACCATTGAGTGTACACCTTGCCTTGTTGGGAATTTCATTAACAAGAACAAATGGGGCATTAACATACGAAAAACCTCTAGAAGTTATTTCGGTTGATTCGATAGCACCTTTCTTAACAAACTCATCTGATTTGTAACTAATAGCAGGTACACCATTAATAAAAACACCAACATCTCTATTAGAGGTTTCGTAAACCTCTGTAGTAGTGATAGGGTTCTTACGAATTAGTTTTAAATGTTTTTGATCTAGTAAATTTACTCCATAAGCAGTATTTACTAGAATATTGGCAGAAGGATATGAAGATGAGCAAATATAAAAATACTGATCATCTTCAAACACTGCTCCTACATCAGCAACGAAAGGTTTCTGTACTCCTTTGATTTGATTGAAGTTATTAGCGGGATCTTCATTGATTTTCCACCTAACCCTGTTATTAATGTCATCATAAACAATAGGATTGTTAGTTTCAAATCCAGCATCGCCAACTTGCACCAAATCACCACTAGATGCGTATGGAGCTGTGTATGAAGGCAGAATATTATAAAGAATACCTAGTGTTGTAAATTTTACACCATTACTATTGATCGTAGAATAACGATATACAGATTTACCAATATTATGGTTTCTAATAGGACCAATACGTTGATCAATGATAAACTGATTAACAGTTTTATCTTTATATGTGATAACTTCATCACCAACTAGAAGTTTACCCGTCTGGGGGAACCCCATGGTAGACTTTACTGTAATAGTATCGTCTGTACCAGAAGCAGCAGGTAGAAGCACAGTCGTGCTGGTCCTTCCTGACACTTGGAACTGACCATTTACTGTAGATGGTTCTAGAATGACCTCATACAGGTCCTCTTGTCCATCACTACCAATAGAAATGATGTTATCAACAACTGCCTGAGCAAACTCGATTCCTCTGTCGTAACCATCGATCTCTTGGGTTACACGCTGACCAATTAGACTGAAAATGTCTCCACTAGTAACTTTTACTTTAAGAGAGTAGTTTTTAGTCCAATCAGAAACCGATGACTTTAGTGTAAAGTCTTTTGGATTGATGACTTCAGGTACATCCTGAGGATCATCAGTAATAATAGCATTAAACAGAAACTTGATTGACTTATCAGTACCCTTCGCCTTATAGAACGAAGTAATGTTCTTAATCAGTGATCGCTTATCAACGTCCTCTTTAAGATATGCTTCTGGGAACTCTGCCAGATAGGTCTTTTCAAACTCTTTTACTAGAGCATACAAAAATAGATTACTGATATTTCGTACAACATCTCCCTGATAATGAGGGGCAGATGAAGTTGTAACAAATGTTGATTTGGTGTATAAATCTCCTAAAGTAGTATTACCACTCACACCTCTAGAGACTTCTGAGAATATATTACCGTTTCTAGTCTGGTAAAATAGAATCTCATCACCAATTTGGACATAACCATCCCTATCAGGGAAAGAATCTCCATTTGCCAATTCAAATGATGTAATATCAGCAGTAATCGAAGATACTAGTGTAGATTGCTGCTGAAGAAGATTTTTTTCATAAAAATTGATATCTCTATAATCACTAAAGTTAGAAATGATATCAAGTGGCTGGCCAGCAGATTCCTGCTGCTCGTAGTATTTTTCTACGAACTTAGAGAAATTTTCGTACTCGTACTGGATAAACCCTGGGAGTTGTGACTCAATCAGGGACGATAATCTTCTCTTCTTGGCAGCCATCTAATCTTACTCTGGGTATACCGTGAATTTACTCTGGGTTACATCAACGTCAAGGTAAAGTTGCCTAAAAGCATTGATGTCATTGGACTTTGGTTTAACTCGAATTTGGATTCGGTTGTCACTAAAACTACCTTGAATGATAGTTACATCATATAATTTGACTTCACCTTTAACGTAATCAACGGTCCCAATAGAATCGTTTAATGTAATTTTTTCACCGGTCAAACTGTCTAATCTATATAGGGCGATTACACCATCCCTATCTTCAAAATACACTGTGTATGAAGGGAATTCAGTGACTTTAAATCCTGATGACACTAGAGATGGTCCACCACAATCTTGGTAGAATTCGTTCTGAAAACAGACCTCATAAAATGTTGTGGAATTGATCTGGGGGAAGAAATCCCTCCGCAACGTAATCTCAGTTTTGTTTGAGGCAATAGCACGATCAGAATTGTCAATTGTTGATACAAACTTACTATATCTAAATTTACCGTTAAACTTCTCAACATCTGACTGTGATAGGTAATTATTAATGCTAGAAATAACTTTGTTCTTAATATCCTCTGGTTTTTGAGTGGTTATAGCAGTGCTATAGTAAATTGAAGTATTTGCTTCAATGTACAAAATAGCTGGGTCAATAATCTCTGGAATGACAGAAGCAACCATGTACCTCTTCATCTGATCCACAATTTGCTTCTTAGTTGTAGATGATAGGAAACTTGCCTGCTCTGGTTTAACAACAATCTTTACTTTACCGTACTCTGGGGGATGATCCTCTTCGCCACCAAAGATAATGATGTCGGAAATTGCTGGATAGATCTTTCTAACAATACTAGAGTAGTCTGCAGCAGTGACAGCACGGTCCTGAGTGCTAAAGAACTTAGGAGCGTTGTATTTGATCTTACTGAGTGATTCGATCTCAGCACCACCGTTCGCTGCTACTGTAGATGTTGAATCGACGTCAATATTATAAACAAATCCAATGTTACTAAATTTATCGGTAACAACACCATTAAAAGTAAAACTTTTCGCTCCGTTAGTTTCTGGTCCATTAGTTGTAAGATACGAAACTTCAATTTTATTACCATTTTCAAGTTTTTTACCTAATACACCATCACCGAAGAAGAGTTCGTAGCGTTCATCTTCGATTTCGTCTAGGAAAAAGGAAGTTGACCTGTAGTCAACGTTTAGAATGTTCTCCGCGTAGTCGTAGACCTCGTAGAAGGTCGATTGCTGACTTTCATACACTTTGACCCTCACCGAGTTAGTATCGACGCCTGGGTTCTGTATAATGAACCTTTGAGAAGGTAGGGCAGTATTAACTACAAATGTACTAGTGATGAGAGTTCCTTCGTAGACGGGAACATCATCAAAATAAGCAACACTGTTTTCCACAGGTGCTGTCTGATCTTCAATTGTTACATAAGAATACAATGTATCATTGAATACAGTTGTGAATCCTGTACCTTTCTGTAATACAGCAACTTCTGGAGAAGTTCCAGGATATGACGCTGTAAAGGTCACCTCTGCCATTGGAGCAACCTTTGACTTAGGTCTATACCCCAATTGCTTGGCAAGAGAGATAACATTGTCCCTGAGCGTTGCTGAGTCCAGAAACATTTCATTCACCACCAAGTTGGTGTTGAATGCTGTGTAGTAAGTATTATAAGCAAGAATGTCCAATAAGACACTCATCGATGATCCTTCAAAATCATACGACGTGAAATCAGTCTGTGCTCTTAAATATTCCTTAAGAGCAGTCTTGATCTGCTGAAAGTCTAAGTTTGCTACTTGTACGTATGATGCCATGGTTATCTACTGCTCTCTAAGAAGAATTCGATGTTGTTTTGTAGATCCGATCTTCCTCGGATCGTATACTCTAATTCAATATCATAACCATTGTCTTCAAAGTTAGTATCGACGTTCAAAGTTCTAATTTCGATTCGCCCCTCATAACTACTGATGACACTGTAAATCTCGTCACGAATAACCGCTGCTGTACCAAAATCTAAAGGTTCAAACAATAAATCGCTCAAACCTGTACCCAAATCAGAATTAAACAGTCTTTCGCCCCTTCTTGTTAATAGAAGACTCTTAATTGACTGTTTGATATCCGCACCGTCTTTTACAACTTGTAGATCCTCAGTTACAGGGTGAGGTTTAAAGTTGAGATTGAAATCCTTAAATGTTTGGAATTCAGGCATGAAGGCAGGTTTATTGATTATTTATCTTACTTACCTACAAATCCCGTTTTTATCAGAGTCACTTCGCTCAGAGCACGTTCCTCTACATGTACAGACGCCAAAAAAGCGTAAGGATATATGGCATGATCGCCCAGTTCCTCACGCTTCTTAGAGACATGCTTAATCCATTCTCTTATTTCACTTACCTTTAACGACTCCACACAAATACTTAAGAAGTGATTTAAATTCATCACCGTTATTGGCGTCTATTTCCTTCACCTCTATATCGTGTGGGTAATGTGAGATGCATTGCTGTTATCATAGCTGTGACGAGTCCGATTGAATACAATCCTGGTGCAATGGTATACTGCCACAGTTCGTTAAATGAATATCGTCTAGATGCAGCGAAAGATGGTTGTGGAACCAGTAACATCACCGACACCAAAGAAGGAAGAATAAACTTCTTCATTATCCCTTACC